TCTGGTACAAGACAGGAGCAGTGGTCAAGTATATGAAACTCCTCAGTTCATGTACATGATGATATCATTGACCATATTTGCTCAATATCCTAAGGAACAAAGATTAAACTACATCAGAAGGTACTACGATGCAATCTCAAAGCACAAAATCAACATACCAACTCCCATCATGGCAGGAGTCAGAACACCCATTCGTCAATTTGCATCTTGCGTTTTGGTTGATTCTGATGACACCCTCGATAGTATCTTTAGCTCTGATATGGCTATTGGCAAATATGTCGCACAAAGGGCTGGTATTGGTATTAACGCGGGTAGGATCAGAGGGATCAACAGTAAAATCCGTGGTGGAGAAGTTCAACACACAGGTGTCATCCCCTTCCTTAAAAAGTTTGAAGCAACTGTCAGATGCTGCACTCAAAACGGGATCAGAGGGGGCTCAGCTACTGTCCACTTCCCTATCTGGCATCAAGAAATTCAAGACATCCTTGTTCTCAAAAACAACAAAGGAACAGAAGATAACAGAGTAAGAAAATTAGATTACAGTATTCAATTAAGTAAATTATTTTATGAGAGGTTTATTAAGAATGAGGAGATCACTCTTTTTTCTCCTCATGTTGTGCCAAGGTTGTATGATATATTTGGTACTGAAAAGTTTGATGCTCTATACTTAGAGTATGAAAACAATCCTGATATACCTAAAACAAAAGTAGGTGCTCAAGAACTGATACTTGCACTTTTAAAGGAGAGAGCAGAGACAGGTAGGATTTATATTATGAATATAGATCACTGTAATAGTCATTCCTCATTCAAAGATCAGATATGGATGAGTAACTTATGTCAGGAAATAACCTTACCAACTTATCCTCTACAGCATATAGATGATCAGTTTGGAGAGATTGCTCTTTGTATCCTATCAGCAATTAATGTTGGAAAGATTAGATCTGATGAAGAATTAGAGGAATTATGTGAATTATCTGTCAGAGGACTAGAAGAGTTGATTGACTATCAGAAGTACCCTGTAATGGCAGCAGAGATTGCTACAAAGGCACGTAGATCACTTGGTATAGGATTCATAGGTCTAGCACATTATTTGGCAAAACTAGGACATGACTATGATTCTCAGGAAGCATGGGATGCTGTTCATGGTTTGACTGAATCTTTCCAGTTCTATCTTTTATCAGCATCAAATAAGATAGCAATAGAGAAAGGACACTGTGAATACTTTGGTAGAACTAAGTATGCTGATGCAATTCTTCCAATTGATACATATAAAAAGGATGTGGATGAAATTAGTAATCAGAAATATCAACATGACTGGGAAGGTTTAAGAACTGCCATAAGAGCACATGGGTTAAGACACTCAACACTCTCTGCACAAATGCCATCAGAGAGTAGTTCCATTGTCTGTAATGCTACAAATGGAATTGAACCACCTAGAGATTATCTTTCTGTTAAGAAATCAAAGAAAGGACCACTAAAACAAGTAGTACCATCTTATTCTACTTTGAAGAATAACTATACACTATTGTGGGATATGCCTAACAATAGAGGGTACATAAATGTAGTGGCAGTGATGCAAAAATTCTTTGATCAGGCCATATCTGGTAACTGGAGTTACAATCCAGAGAATTATGAAGACAATGAAGTGCCTGTATCTGTCATGGCACAAGACCTTTTAACTACATATAAGTATGGTTGGAAGACCTCTTACTATCAAAACACACATGATATGAAGACAGATGAGATAAATGATGAATCAAGTGGTGAACTTAAGAATTTAATAGATAACATACTAGAAGATACAGAAGAGGAGACTTGTGAAAGCTGCGCAATTTAAAATTTCATCAACAGAGAAAAACCCTATGTCAAAAGTTAAAGGCATGACTGTCTTCAACACAGAAGATGTCGACACAAAAAAACAACCTATGTTTTTTGGACAACCTTTAGGAGTACAAAGATATGATAATTTTAAATATCCAGCATTTGAAAATTTAACTAAGTCTCAACTAGGATACTTTTGGAGACCAGAAGAGGTGTCTCTACAAAAAGATAGAGGTGACTATCAAACTCTAAGACCAGAGCAGAAGCACATCTATACTTCTAATCTTAAGTATCAGATCATGCTTGATTCTGTTCAAGGCAGAGCACCTGGTATGGCATTCTTACCATACTGTTCTCTTCCAGAACTAGAAGCATGTATGGAGTGTTGGTCTTTTATGGAAATGATTCATAGTAGATCATATACTTATATCATTAAAAATGTTTATTCAGATCCATCAGAAGTATTAGATAAGATTATTAGTGATCCTAAAATCTTAGAGAGAGCTGCTAGTGTAACAGGTTCTTACAATGACTTTATTAATGAGGCACATGAATATGACACAGGAAATCAGTGGAAACCAGATAACCAAGGATCTTATCTTGCAGACTTTACAAGAAAAGAACTCAAAAGAAAACTTTATAGGGCAGTAACTAATGTCAACATCTTGGAGGGTATTCGTTTTTATGTATCTTTTGCTTGCTCTTTTGCTTTTGGGGAACTCAAGCTCATGGAGGGATCCGCAAAAATCATATCCCTCATTGCAAGAGATGAAAACCAACACCTTGCAATCACCCAAAACATAATAAACAATTGGAGAAAGGGTGATGACCCTGAGATGAAAGAGATTGTAAAAGAAGAAGAAGAGTGGACATATTCAATGTTTGATAACTGTGTGAATGAAGAGAAGAGATGGGCAGAATATCTTTTCCAAGATGGATCTATGATTGGATTGAATGATAAACTCCTACATCAGTATGTTGAGTGGATTGCAAATAGAAGGATAAGATCTATTGGATTAAAACCTCAATATGATATACCTGCAAGAAACAACCCATTACCATGGACAGATCATTGGATCTCCTCTAAGGGTCTTCAAGTAGCACCACAGGAGACAGAAGTAGAGTCATATGTGGTAGGAGGTATCAAGCAAGATGTCAAGAAAGATACCTTCAGTGGATTCAAACTATAAAATAACCACTAAATAAAAAAAGATAGTAATGAATAAATTTTGGATATTGATTATGAAAACCCTTGGATATATGAAGGTCGCCCTTTTACCTCTGATGATATTGGGGACTACTATGGGTTCGTCTATCGCATCACAAATACCACCAGCAGCAAGTCCTACATTGGAAGAAAGTACTTCGTGCAGAAGAGAAAACCAAGAGGAGGAAAACGAAGAGTCACAAGCGAATCAGACTGGAAACGATATTTTGGAAGCTCTGAAGAACTTAAACAGGATATTAGAAGATTGGGAAAGGAGAAGTTCACAAGGGAAATCATCTCCCTCCACAGAACCCTTGGAAAAGTGAACTTTGAAGAGACAAGACAATTATTTCTTCATGGAGTTTTAACTGAAGCACTAGAAGATGGTACACCTGCATACTATAATAGTAATATATTAGGGAGATATATGAAAAAAGATTATTGGGAGGGTGATGATGTTTGAATTAAATGATAATCTAGAAATAAAAACAGAAATATTTGAAGAAAGTATAATATACACAATTGATGACTTTTACAAGTATCCATTAGAGGTAGAACATCATTTGTTTGGTGAACCAGATAAGATACCTCTCCATAAGATAGAGGAAAAACCATCATTTAACAATGTTTATTTTGAAGATCGTAGACACAATTCATACTTAAAAGAGGAAAATAGATATATTGTAAATCCAGATATCAAAAAAGTTTATGATTTTTTATCTGATTTATGTGGAGAAAGTTATGATGTTGCTGATATTGTCACCAATTGTACCAGGTTTAAAAAACATCCATTTAATGATTATAAAAACTGTTATTGGTGGCCACATACTGATGAGGGATATAATGGTATAGTTTATTTTAATGATGATAATAAACATGGTACATGCTTTTATGAGGAACTGGTAGAAAAACCAGATGTAAATGAACATTACCAACCATGGGGATTAAAAAAAGATTTTATAGTATTAAAGACATTAGAACCTAAGTATAATAGATTTGTATTTTTTGATGGATATAAATTTCCACATGGTATGAATATTTGTACTGATAGATATTTTGGTGAAGAATATCGTAAGAACCAAGTATTCTTCTTTGATGATCCAGAGTTTTTAAGAGAACTTGAAGAGGAAGATGATTAAGGGGGTTGACACCCTCTTTTTTTATGCTATAGTATATCTGTTGGACGCAACATAGGGAGTGACTGAATAAACTTACTGGCATATTGCTGGTTAAGGTGATGAGACAGAGGTGGTGCTCGCTGTCAGCAATGGCAGAACTATCTTACCAGATAGGTCTTAGGCAAA